ACGCGAATAACCCTCGGTAAATTTCTTTAAAAGGACCCGCGTTACCGCGCAGTTTTAAGCGCTTGCTGTAATGCATTGTCAAATCGTTTTCTGAAATTCTTTTGAACGCTTTGCGTGACAATATTTTTAAACGGGTAACGCGCCTGATAATCTGTGTTTTTATTCCACGAAATAATCATTTTGATTTTCGGATTACGCTTTCCGCCGTAGCGTTCCCATATTCCCTCGCCAGTTCCCTTGCCCTTTGCGCCTTTGGGTTTACCGCTGAAGAATTTGTTCTCGTTCCCTAACGCGTTATTGATTTTGTTTCGCGTGATCGATCCGTATTTATTCAGCTTTAAATTCTTGACGATTGGAACAGGAATCGCGCTACCTTTAGGCGTGCGTAATCCTCCCTTGATTTGGCGTTCCATGTAAGAAGCTTGAGTAACCGAGCCTTGTCCCTTGCCAAACGTCTTCGATCTGAATCCGACTTCAGCGACTAATTTGTTTTTGGTAGATTTCTCGACTTGAACTCCGCGCTTTGTGTAAGGCGTGGGCCGATCAAGATGGGTATCAAGCCCATCTTGGAGCGACTTACGAACGTCGAATGCGACGTTATTCAGCGCTTTAGAAGTGGCGAATGGTATTTGCTTACGTTGAATACGCGTAAGCGATTTGGTGAGTTTTTTTACGTCTGACTTAACCGAGATTTGCATCCATGCGAATCGGGTAAATTACGAATTATCGTAATTTTCTCAGTATCGTTGAATCATGTCAAATAGTAGTGCAAATGCGTTTGCAGATTTGTAAATAGGTGTAATTTCGTGACGATCACGCGTAATTTCGTGACGCGTCGCGGAATTAAGGGGAAATATGCGAGAAAAGCGCAAACAAACCTCGCATAACATAATCCCGCGACGCTTATTTTGGCGCGTGAAATGGCGCTAAATATGTGCGCCATTCTGTGCGCCTAGTTCGCACATACACAATTGCGTACATAGATTGTGTATGTATTTGTGTATGTGATTATTTGCGAAGCTTGACGAAGCGATTGCCGTTATATCGCTTTTTCTTGTAGGGCCGCACTTGCTCAAAGCGTTCCGGTTCCGCGAATGGGTCTGGAAGCGTTCCGCTATGAATCTGAAACAGTTCGGGAAGCGTGATCCAAAGCTTACGCCCTCGCGGCTTCGAGTATTTCGATTGATACTCGTAGATCAAGATTAAGCCCTTACAAGGCGCTTCTCGCCCTTTGATCGCTCTTCCGCCAGCGGCGGCGCGTTCTCGTATTTTGTTTCGATCTTGCAATTTTTCACGGTTCAAGCATCCGCACGATTTCGTTTTGCCAGTTCGCACCGAATGATCGTCAATCTCTTTCTCGGTGCCGCAAATGCAACGATACAAACCACGCTTTTTACTCCAACGATCTTTACCAGCATCGCTTATGCGGGTAAGCCGACTAACATTCATGATCAATCTTCAAAACTATAAATGAAAAAAACTTTTTCACGTGTTTGGTCCATCATTTCTCGATTAAACGTAAAATAATTAATTTTTTCTAAATCAATTTTATTTCTTTCGCATTCATTTAAAGACGCTTCAAAAAAATCAATTAATATTTGTCGTCTTGTTTTTCCCCTTACGCCTACCTCTTTTGGAATACGTTCCAAAGGCGTAACAAAATTTTTATTCTCCTTTTTCTTTTTTCGCATTACTCGCCTATTATTTTATTTTTCCCGATATAGTTTCCGTATTCATCAAACGATGGATGATTTTTAAATCGCACAAAATCATAAGTAACGCCAGGGATTGCGCCTGGACGCGTTGACTCGGATTGAAACACTTCAGTTTCAATCCCGTTCAACGTTCCGCGTACATTTCCGTCTGCGCATCGGCGCAGTTCGTCCTTCGGCTTTTCCACTTCAGGCGTAAAGCGAATGCGCTTTTTTAGCGCGCTTAAAGTCGCTTTCGCGGCATCGGTTTGCGATTGCGATTTCTCGCACTCTCTATATGGGGGAGAAGAAACCCCTAAAGGGGTTTCTATCTCTCCCCCAATAGAGAGTAGAGGATTTTCGTTTTCGTTTTCCATGTTGCGTATTGCGTTTATGCGTTGATATTAGCTTAATTACGCGCCTTCCGGTGAAGTGAGAAACGGGTCCTCGTTAACGAATAATTTCTGTAAATCAATTTGATTGATCGCTTTTCCAACGGCGTCTACGTGATCCTGCGGGAATTGTTGCTGCGATGGCGTGGCTTGATATGATGTTCGATTTGCGCTTCCGGTTTTAAAAATTGAGATATCGTAATGGCGAGGATCGCCCCAATTTCTGTCGTTTCCTAATCTCTCTAATTCACTCATAAGCGACTTTTGATGTATCTCACAAATTTGAACGTTATTTTCTTCATAGACAAAGACCGGAAAAGCCCAGAATTTAATGGGCTTTTCGTCCTGTCCAAATGAGTTTTTTCCAAGTTGATTTAAATCAATTTCGTCTTTAGTTTTCTTTCGCATAGGCATTCCGCTTGTATTAAAAGCTCGCCAACCTTCGATCATCGAATCGTCAATAAACGCACCAAGGATTCGGATTTTAAGCGGATTAGGATACGCTGATCCGATCGCTGAAACTTTAAGGTAAACGCCTTGTGATTGGGACGCTTCGACTTTAGGAAAGAAACCGATTTTTTCTTCACTAATTGAGTTAAGAAATTCAGTATTTGACATTTTCGTTGGATCCATTTTAAGCGTTTGTTCCATTGCTTTTTTCTTTCGTTTGCGATTGCGTTAATGTTTGAGTTTGCATTCATTGATCTCTCATTTTTTTAATGATTAAGGCGAATACAAATCCGCCAACAAGTTTCGCCATAAATTGAGCTATGACGATTTCAGGCATCAAAGCGCCGAAAGCGAGGGTCGGGAAAAGAACCGAATCGACCGAGCTTCCTGCGACGTTTGACGCGTTAGATTTAACTAGGAATTTTTTTGATTTTAGAAACTGGTAAACGACACTATCTGCGACAGCGGAACATCCAAACGCGACCGCGCTGGCGATTGCGATTTGCATGGCGTCGAAGTTAAGCGCGACGGTAATCGCAGAACCGGATAGAATCAACGCGCCCATCTTGACGATGAGCTTGTCGCCAAACGCTTCATGTAAGTGATCGCGCAAACTGAGATCCAGTCCGATGAATAAGAACGCGACGATGATCGTCGCACTTGGGCCGAAATAATTAACGATTAGGTTCGCGGCTACGATTGAAACTAAATACAAAGCGATTGCGTTTTTCATATTTGAAATGCGGTTTGAATTGGCATTGTTTCGATGCGCTTTTTAAAACTAAGCGCTTCGTTTATATCTGAACTATTTCGACCACTCATTCGGGCGTTAAACGACCACGCCATTGAATCAGCACTAAATAAGCGCGATCTAATGCGGTCGTCTTGTAACGACGTTTTTTTGATCCCGAACCCGTGCAAACGTAAATCGGGTCGCACCTCTAAAATCGCGTCTAAAACGTCATATATCGCGCATGGGTCCGCGTTTCGCTTGCATACCGAGCCAACGCCGACCCAAGCATTTTCTTTCAATAGCGACCCGTAATCGCGAACGTGCTTTGCGTAATCTTCGGGATCGTATCCCTGCAAAACTGGCAAAATGACGACTTCGCTCTTGTTTGCGTTAATCAATGCCTTGTATCTGTTCAAGGTCAATGATTGATGTTCCAAAACGGTTCGCCCTGTTTTTTCTAATATGAAGGGTTCACACATATAATCTTGAGCGACTGCGCGTATTAAGATCCCGCAACGCGACCAGCGTTTGATCTGTTTGGCGTATTCGCTCGGTGAGAGTTTATGGTCGCCATGATTAAAAATTTGCGAAAATGCGCCTGAATCCATAATCCAGGCGCGCACCTCGAAATCGCTTTTTCGTTCTCTCGGCGTGAGTAATCGGTTGATCGAGATAAACGCATAATCGATATGTTTCGCGTGTGTTAATTCGTGAACGCCTGTAAAGAAAATCATGTTTTCATTATGCTTTTCCGCGTCAGCCCTTGCGCAATGTTAGACGCTGGTTCGAATGCTAGAACCTAGACCGATAAACGATGCCGATAACTTCCGCGTACTGAGGGTCGCGGCGAGAGGAGAGACAACGAATTTGCACGGGAAAGCGTTAAACTTTTATAGGTTCGATTACCCACGATCCGCCCTCTCGCTTGGCTCGTGGATAACATTTGAAAAAATAAAATTGCGGAAAAGTCCGCGCACAAACTTTGAGTTTTGTCAGCGAGTTCATCTGATTCGATTTACCGCTGGCGTGAAACTCCGACGCCTTGATCTCGTAAAACGCTACGCCCCTCGTAGGATCTGCGAAGACCGCCATGAAATCGGGCGTATATCGCACGCCTTCGGCGAGTTTGAACGTCACGGGTTCAAAGGCATACGAGACGATCTGTTTATCGCGCTGGTACTCGTTCAAGAGTTCTGCGAAGCGTTCCTCGGTTTTGCTCATCGCGCCAGGAACGCGTCTGAATGGTCGGTTATGTGCTTTCATTTTCCTAACGTCAACGGTTGCAATCTGCACCACTTCTCCCATTGCTCGCAAAAGCGTTTCCATGCGATGTCGGGATCTGGACGTGGATAGATATCGAGATCGGGATGCGATCCCTTGTAATTGGCATCGCATCCGACGGGATCGATCCACGCGCGTAAACGGTTGTAAGTATCGTCTCTCATTTGTTCTTCCCCTCGATGAAAGCGCGAACCTCGCTTCGGTAATAGATTCGAGGTCCGCCTGGATAGACGAACGTGTAAGGGATCTCTCCGTAATCTCGCAAAAATTTGTGATAGCTAACGCCGCAGATACTCGCGGCTTGAGTCGTGTTCAGAATCTCGGAATTCGAGTCGCTAAACAAATCGCTTGATCTGTAATGCGCCGTCAATGGCGCGGTGTTCTCGTCCATGAAAGGTTTTGTAAATGCAGTTAATGCGTTTATAAAAAACGTAATAAAACTCCCTTCAAGTGTCAACAAATATTTTAATTAATTACTTAAAAGACTGAAATGATTACGCTTTTTAATACGACCAAAGCGCTTGACGAGGTAGGATATCAAGATGAATGAAGCGGTTTTTGTACTCGCCTTTCTGCGCAATTCCGATTCCTGAGAATCCGATTCGACGCGCTTCCTCGACCAGGGCGAGTGCTCGCGGACCGTATATACGAATGTCCGCGCCTATCGATTGTAAATGGGCCGATTTCGGATATCCGCCCGATTCCTTATTATGCTTCTCGCATCTTACGCCTGACGTAATTGGAAGCGCTCCGAGCTTGTCGCGTAATTGCTGCAACATTTTCATGAAATTCTCGTCCATGTGCGAAAATCCGCAGCCGCACTTGCATTGCATCTCAGCACGGCTGAAGTTAGGCGTAAGCATCTCAACCATGAGCGCTCCCGCCGTAGCGATAAAGGTTCGTCGTAATATAAGCGATCCGCTTCACAAGTTCCCCGCCATCGACTTTTGATACTCTTCGAGAATCTTATCGTCGAGTTCGTTTTCAGTCGATTTGACGAGTTTTTCAAGGAGTAGAAAAACTACCTTGATAAGTAGTTTTTCACTCAAAAAAGATAGCGCCATGGTTTTGACGGTTCCCGCGATTACGGGTGCGAGTGTTGCGATCATTATTTTCTCAAGTTTGCGAAGATAAAATCTTTTTGAGATTCCAGTTCGCGTTCAATGTTATCAAGACGCGCCGAAACATTTGAAATGTCCGATGCCATTTTTATAGTCGAGTCTTGGGTTCTTATAATAAGCGATTCAAATTTTTCTTGATTTAATTTGCGTTCGCCCTTTGCGGATTTGCCCTCGTAATGGATATACCATCCAAGCGCTACAAGCATTCCGCAAAGCACCATTTCAAGCAAACTGGCTTGAGTAAGTAAAACATCTGCAAATCGATTTGGAATATCTGTTAAATCGGTTTGTGCAGGTTGATGATGATCCATTATTTAGAACATGAAAGCGATTTTAATTCATCAGTTGTTGTACAAGAATCAACAAGTTTTGTAATATCTCGTAGTCTTTGTTTTTCTGCTATTATCGCATTTGTGTCTGCGCCAGTTTCTAGTGCTTGCATAAATTTAATATCTTCTGCTTCTAACAAAAGTTTTCTTTCAATTCTTAAGCGTTCTTTTGTGATATTTTTAGCTTTATCTATGTTAATGGTAATCATTGATTAATTATTTTTTTTGTTATTTTAATTATCCTCACCGCCTATCCCGTCGTAGTTTTTACTAAAATCAAATTCCCATGCACCTCTAAACGTCCGGTCTTCAGGCAGATCTGAAGCATCAATAATTTTGTATTTAAAACCCAAAGGAACATCTTTGGATGCAGTATTTTTAATTGACAGTTCCCCCGTTGGTGTCATTACTGCAATTCCTGTTTCTTCCTCATATATTATTTTTTTCATTTTATCTCACTACCATTAAAGAAATCCGGCTTGAATTCAGTTTCGCACCAGCTACTACTCCAGGTTTATGGCCTGAACAAACAAAAAATTTACATGCTGACGTCGTTGGTGCTGTTCCGGTATCAATTGTAATTTCAGCATCTTCGCTACCAGCACCATTTCCACTAACAGTCCCAGATACAACATAGTTTGCATCTACTAAATTGTTTGTAAAATTAATAGAATAATCACCCGAACCACCGTGATCAGTTATGCTTGAAATGTTTCCATTAGCTAAAATCGCGTTAGTATCACCATTAAAAGTAATCCATGCCCTTACACCGTAAACCGTTGTAACTGAACCGTAACCAGAATTAAATTTAAAATTACTTGAGGAATCTATTTCGAAAGTGCTGCTTGTAACTTGTAAAGTTTGATCTTCATTAAGTTCTAACTTTGCTGTGCCATCATCATTTTGAACTACAAGATCATTTCCTGAATCCGGTTTAATTGTTCGATCTGCCATTTATATTACCTCGTGTATATCGAAAGAAATTGCGCTTACCGTTCCCTGATGTTGTGCGTATTCAAAACTTGGCGCATTCCTGAAATAAAAGAATCCTGAATTTCGCGTATTTTCATTTGTGCTTGATGGTAGACCTTGTGTAACAATCGCTGGAAACGGTTTGGAACGAAAAGAGCGGTAAAATCCCTCGAAAGACTGCACATTAGTATCCGATAAAATCGAGCTTACCGAATACGTTTTGCATACGTTCCGTTGCTTCTGCGATAATCCGCCATCAAAAATCGGTCGGCGTATCGAATAATCCTCGAAACCCAGTCCGAAACCGATTTGCGGATTTTCCACGGTCAGCGATACGCCTGCTTGAACGATTCCGAGTTTAATCGGATTCTTGATCGCGGTTACGGTTGCATCGGACGCGGAACCGGAAAGCGTAACGTCTGCCGCGCCTGTTCCATCGCCAATAATTTTAATCACCTGATAATCGGACCCGCCGATGGTGCAAATCGAACCGATCATAACGTTTGCAAAATCGATTAGATTAATTGCGGCCCCGCTGGAGTCCTCAAATCGGCCCGTAGCGCCTGAAGACTGATCCCATTGGTGAATTGCATTCCCTTTAACTTGTGTTGCTTTACGATCCGTTGATGTCGCTAATGCCAGCGTAATTGTTGTTCCTGCGAGTACCGATCCGGTATCGACCCGCGTTATTGATGATCCGCTTTTCGTGAAATTAAACCATTCTGGCGGGATTCGGTTTGTCGTATTGTTTGCGAGTTGATCAAGCGATGAATATTGCGTTGTGTTAATGCTGATAGCGCCGCTTGTGGCCGCGCTATCATCTAATGAAACGGTTCCAGAATCAGCAAGTAACCCAAATATAAAAAAAGTGTTCATTCCACTTGCTACTGTAACTGTGATATTGCAGGAAGTCGCATTCGCGATGTACGGTTGCGAAACAATATCATTTTCAACGTTTGCGATGGCGTAGGTCGTTGATAAATGACTCGCAGACGAAGCAACCGCGGTTATTAGATTATTTTCAAGAAACTTCATTCGACTTCTATTTTCGTTATTGTCGCATCACCTGAAAACGTTGTTTCTTCCCTCGCTAAATCGTAAGTAATTCCGCGTACCAATAACGAGGAAACGGTCACGGGAGCATCACGTTCAGTAAACGTTAGATTATCGCCTGGTTTTATAGATTTATTGATTGATTCCACGGTGAGCGAAACTTGAGTTTTAATTTGATTTGCTAAAATCGCATCAAGAAAAGTTACCTGTGCGGCGTATCTATCCGCCATTTGCTCAGTAGATAATTTACGTCCAACTTCGGTATTAGAATTAAAACTCGAAAGAGTAAATTCTGTTTCAAAAAAATTATAATTATCGCTTGAAGAACTTCCGCTTTCCTGACGTTGCGTCATGGTTGTTTCAACCGCCTGAATCGGAAACGGGTTTTTATAACGAACCGACACAATATCTTGAACCGATATTGTTTGCGCCGTCGGAATGTTTGCGCGATCAATCAAATAAACGGCTTCTACTGAGCTACCGCCAATAATTAACGTTCCAGCTAAAATTAAATCTCCCTCTAGTTCAAATGGTTCTGATGTAGCTGAAGTAATACTTATTGTTCCGCCTTCATAGGGAGTACTGATTATAGGAGTGAAATCCGTATAGAATTGGTAATTGGTAGCTTTGCAAATTCGATCTAAAAACTCATTTTTATATTCATTATTTATAAGCTGATCGATTGCGGCGATATTTGTATCATCCGCGTTCGGCGCTTTCGTAATATCAATCGTATCAAATTTAGCATCCGCAACATCGTTGATCGTGTATTCCTGCGATCCTGACGGAAATTGATAAGTCAATGTTCCGTCAAACGTGCCTGACGTTTTCCGATATTTAAAACCCGTTGACGCGCCTCCGTAAAGCTCGGTATTACTCATTGTCATTGATGCGCCATCCTGGAAAAAATTAACGGAGGAAGCGTTTTGTGTTCCGCTTGGCATTACGACCCACGGTTTCCCGTCATAGCCTTCATCCATTTGGCGCTCTTCAGGAATTTCGCGCTTGTAGGATTTATCGGAAAGATAAGGCTCTTGTAATGGCAAGATTTTATGAATCCACCAAGTAGGAGATGCATCGCTTGGAATTCGGCTGTAAAACGGACTTGAAGCCGCGGCGATTTGGATATTTAACAATTGCGTCGAATACGCGGAGCGGTCGATATCCGTTTGAATATTCCAAAGCGTGTATGGCGAGGTTCGTGATAGAACCGCGTCTGCAATTACGGTTCCCGTCATGTTATGCGTGATTCCATCAATTGCGTAGCCGCTTTCGATCCTTGCTTCCAAAACTATGCGATCACCTTTTTTAAATTTTGTCGGCGTTGCATTTACTGCATAAACCTCGAATGTGCATTGAGAAGCGTTATCAATGGAATAGATTGGAAATTTACCTATAAATTGTGATTGAAACGTCTGGCTCGGTTGCTCGCTAAATAGATTAAACGAAATCGAATCGACCGAAATCGAATCAAATATCGCTTTTCCTTCCCACAAAAAATTACCGTTGCTCATATCTTCATCATCATGGTTTATCGTTACGGCGTATTGCGTTGATGGTGAAGAAAGCAAATTCGCGTAGGTTCCCGCAGAATATGAAAACGGATGAGAGGAATTATTAGGATCGCGGGATAAAACTAGATTTCCAGTTTGCGCTTGAATCCATCCATCGCCTTTCCATTCGATACGCGGATTACTTAGCAAAAACGGATTCCAGAAGTTTTCGCCAGCGTAACCGGAATCGCTTATGTAATAATCGGTTGATGAAACGTTCATTTTTACAAGCGTTGTCATGCTGCAAGAGCGGCGAATTGATTATTTCGGTTTGCGCGGTTTTCAATCTCGACGCGGATTGCAGAATCATATTCGCTGATGCGTCGGCCCGTTCCATCGTAGATGTTTACGTTTATCGTCGGATTGTTTGTGCTTGTTAACGCGCTTGAGCCACTTGAAAACGATGATCGAGTAAATGATTGATTTGCAGAGGCGGATATAGACGGGATTTGATAATTTAAATCATTTCTACCCGTAACTTGTAAATTTTGCATGTTGCCCAAATTCGCATCCGACCAATACGGTTTTGCGTTTCGCCCAGCATAACTAACCGCCATTGCTTCTCGCGATACTGTTCTTGATGTAACCGAATAAGAATTTATTTGTTTCACAAGCGAATCAATTGCGCCAGCGGCTTGATTGACTGCGCTAAAATCAAATATTTCGCCAGGAACCTTTGCAAAAGTATTCGTGAAATCGAACGCGCTTGACGGGACTTCTATATTTATATTTTCAACATCTATTTTTGTTTCTAATAATTCGCGCTCAAAATCGGCAAGGATATCCGCAAAGGCATCGGAAATATTATTTCGCTGAAATACGAGTTGATTTTGTAATCCGGTAATCATTTCGGAAAAATCTTGCCGTATTGTTTTTAAATGTTTTTTTGCAATTGCTGCGACTCCATAACCCATTCCAAGATAATCCTCGGCAAGCGTCATTAGGTTTAAATAAAATTCGGTGAATTTTTCAAGTGTTCCACCGAGTCCCTGGCGTCCGCCGATTGCGGGAACATCGAGCTTGCCCGCTACCATTAAAGGTTTAACCGTTTTCTTTAAATTTTTTGCGACTTTATCAGTTGCTTTAATTGCTTTTGTTACTTGCTTTTGGGCCTTCTCCTGATCTTTAACGCTTCCCTCGATTTTTTCCGATTTTAGTAATTCGGATTGAAGCGCTTTAATTTGCTTCTGATTGGTTTGTAAACGTTTAATCGCTTCGTCGCGTTCTTTGCCTGTTGATTTTTCGATTTTGCTTTGGAAAAGCGCGGTTTCTTTTCGTGCAAGTTTTAAATCTTGAGAAACCGTGTTTATATCACGGACCTTTTTTTCCTGATCACCGAATAAATTGTTTAGCTTTTGAACGCCAAACGTCCAACCGTCAATAATCTTTCCAAAAAATTTAAATGTTCCTGAATCCGCTAAAAATCCTGTAAACGACTTTGATAATAAATTGATTTTATCGTTTAAATCCTGGATTGATTGAATCGATTCTTTATTAATAACGCCGCCGACCGATTTTAATTGTTTCCCGAATTTTTCAACGCCATCCTCACCCGCGCTTAATAATGGAATCAGTTCGACTCCGGCGCGTCCAAAAAGATCGCTGGCGATCTTGGCACGCATAGCGTCAGATTCAACGTCTCCGAATGCGCGAGCGATATCCTGAAAAATGACTTCGGTTGATTTGATTTGACCCGATGAAGTAAGTGCGGAAATTCCCAGCGCGTCAAGCGCATCGGCGGCGGGTCCGGTCCCTTCTGCGGCTTCGCCTATGTTGCGGTTTAGTTTTTGGAGCGATTTATTCATCAACTCCGCGCCGACTCCGCTTTGCTCGGCTGCAAACTGAAAAGCCTGAAGCTTTTCAGCCGATACGCCCGTTTGAATCGAAACTTTCCCGATTCTATCGCCAAGCGTCAAAAGTTTTGATGTTAACGCGCCTAATCCGCCGATCCCTGCAAGCGATACCGCCGCGCCAGCTAATCCGCCAAACGATTTCTTAAGCTTTTGCGTTCGTTCATTAATTTGACGAAATGCGGCCTTGGTTTTATCCTCGGCGCGGATTTGTACCGTCGTGGAAGGCATTATTTTTGACGTTCGGCTTTTATTTTAAAGTATGCGATCCAGCCTTGAATCTCCGCCTCGCTCATCACAAAAACGCGATCAATCGTTAAGTGTAAATGCTCTGCGAGTTGAAAATAAAAATATAAGTCTGGATCGTCTCTCAGTTTCCCAGGACTTCATCCTGGTCAACTGATTGATAGTTGTTAATTTCGCCTACAACGCGTATCAAAACATCAACATCGCACTCGCGCATCAATTGAGTTCTATGTCCAGGTTTGAACATTTTCGAACCGTCTTCGAATAAAGCGCGGATGATCAAAGCTTCAACGGCGGCCTCGATTGGTTTTGATTCATTAAATAATTTTGCAAGTTTTTCCTGCGTATGCGGATTTGTTGCGCCTTTAAAATAGATTCGTAACGGTTGATCGTCAGAACCCCATTCTGGGACATCAACAAATCCGAGTCCGCCCGCCAGTTGGTTTTTATAATGATCGACAATCGCGTCAATCGGGTTCAAGCCGTACCCTTAACGAGAGCGCCCGTCCCTTGAAAACTTATTGACATGCTGACCATCGAATTTGTGGAGCTTGTTAAAGAATGCGATGTAATCAACGCATTTCCGGTCCACTTGATATCGCCTGTAGATGCACCTTCAGGGAAAAATATCATTTCCTTTGCTACCGGAGTTAAAAGTTCGGTCCACATTGCGACTTGAGCCGAATCAACATCAGACCAGAAAACTTCCGCGGTTCCTGACCAATTAAGAATCCCAGCTTGATAGCTTCGGCTTGTGTCGCTTATAACCGTATCCTCGACGGGTTCCTGATTAACGTCTAAAGAGAATGACGTCATTTCTCCAATTGAATCGCCGTCCCAGTGCACCAGGCCAGCGACGCCAGTAAAAGTTGCCATGATTATCCTTTCTTAGGCTTGGTTTTTGGGTTCGGCTTTTCCGTAGTCTTTGCAAGACCTCGCCGGATCAGCTTCTCCGCGATTTGAGGCGTTACGTCAACAAGCGAACCCGCCTCAATTGGCTCGCCTGAAATTTTGATATCCTTGATAATTTCAATTTCCATATCACATATTTATTTTGGCCGCATCCGGCGCGTTTTCGGTGTATCCATATCGAACCCGATATGTTATGCGGTTCGATCCGCTTGGTTTGCTTCCTTCGCCTGAAAGCGATATATCCGCGCTGATTGGCACGGAATCCCCAGCAAGCGAATTTATACTAACGTCTCCCGCCATTGCGATTTGCACCTCTTTCTGTATCCCTGCGAGGGTATCCAAAACCGTCGCACCATCGCCACCTTGGGCGTATCCTTCGATCGTAACCGTTAGGATTGCAAGCATCGTTCGTGTTCCCGCTGGCGATAATGTAACCGAGTCAATTTCCTCTTCGGAATCGTAAACAAGCAAACAAGGCAATTTCGATTCTTCGACCGGATATACGCGCCCTTCAAAAACATTTGATCCGGTTGTGCTTAATCCGGTAACATCGGTTACGATGCGTTCCCGAATCTGTCGCCTTAAATGGTTCGCCATTACTGCTTCTCAAGCACTAAAAGCGTCGTTCCCTGATAGCCGGATCCGCTATCCTTTTGCACGCCAACGATATGATATGTAATCGAGTTGATCACTATCGCATCGCCATGCGCCACGCTTGAAACATCCGAAGATACTGCAAGCGCGGTCGGCGTGTTGCTCTCAACATCCCGTTTCCCCGTGTCCAGGGGAACGGAATTGAACGGGTTATCGAATAAAACGTTGATCGTTGAAGCGCTTCCGCCGTCTGGCGTATAGGTTGCTGCGATACCGAAATCATCGGTTAGGAAAAAATCGGATAAATCGGATGCGCTTTCGACGTTCATTTCTTTTTCGCTTTGGGTTTCGGCGCGTCCTTATACTCGACGGCGCGATTCATCCCTATCATGGAGCGAGCGTTTCTTTCGCTTGTTTCAACGACTTGACCTTTCAAGACCATATCGCCATCGAGCATTACGTTCGCAATCATTTTAATTTTCACTTTTCCGCCTTGCTCACTACTGGCGGACCCTAAAAGCCCGCCAGCGGTTTTAGTGGTTAGCATTAAGAGTCGTTAGTAATCGCAAACGAACCAGCATGACGGACGCCAAAATCGGCATCGACGAAAACAATTAACCGGATTCGTCCATCGTCAAACTCGCGATGTACGCTGACATCGATTCCTGGACTCCAGTAACCGAGTAGTGCTTGACTCCAGTCTCCAAAGATTGCTCTTTGCTTTCCGCCCATTACGAGAGAAGAGGTGACTTCGGCCCTAAATCCGCCAATATCGTTTCCTTCCATAACGAAACGTCCTGAACCTGAATCCCGGCTTCGGGCTTTTGCGTCCGCGGCTAATACCGGATGGATTGCATAGCCTAATGAACCCTGATAAGCGTTTGCACTCATCACGTCACCTTGCATCGCCATGGCGTTCGCCCATGAGAATTGATCCGCGGTGATTAGAGTGATTCCGACACCGGCTGTATTACAAATACCAGCAGGATCATTGCTTTCGCCTAATGAAACCAAACAGGCTTCGTCAAGTGCGACGGCGGTCGAAAGAGATATCTCTTCGCGTACCAATCGCTCGACGTCTAGGGATGATTGCAAGCGCAACTGCCGCGACAAATCCACGCGAAGGGCATATGTTTTTGCAGAAAGACTTAATTGGTCGTACGAGGGCGTTACGTCTGCCGCATCCGCGCTTTCTGCGATCCATCCGCCTGAGATTGCAGCGTCCCGTCTTGGAATCTTGATAATTCCATCAAGGTTTCGCAGGACTCTTGCGCCCATTGAGACTGTAATCATATTATTATCAAGAAACTCAATAAATGAGCTTCCGTCCAAAATAGTCGGAACCAAGTTTGCTCCGTCACCGGAACCCGCTAAAAGCTCGCGCTTTTTAAAGGTCGTTTGATTGGATAGGCTTCGCTCATGCAAAACTTCGTTAGGAATATAAACACCACGCGCTTCGCGATGCTGTTTCTTTTCCTGCGCTCTACACGCTTCTAGCTCAAACGATGCATTTTGTTGAGCGGTTTGATCATGCGGTCGTGCAAGTGCGTTGACTAATCGAAGGAAAGAGAAATCGCTTGTTTCCTTCTTTGTCAATCCGACGTCGTAATGTTGCTTTGGGCGATTCTTGATTCGCTCCAATACGCTTGACGCAAACTCGCCAACACTTTTTCCTTCTTTAATGTACTGCTCGGCAAGCTCGGTTTCGTTATGCTCTCGACCGTATGCTTCAATCTCGCGGATGCGCTTTTGCTCCGCTTGTCCTGCTTCTTTTATTGCCGCTTCCATATCTATGGCGCGTTCTTGAACTTCAACTTCCATTTTGTGTTCTTTTAACTCGGGTAATTCGATTATCTCGGTTTGAACCCGTGTATTTCTCTCGCGTGATATTCCGACCGAAATATCGGCGGGAACGGTTACGATTGAGATTTCGTGAGGTTCAAAATCGGTTACTCGATATTCAGGAGGGTTGTCTTTGGTTTGTTCCATCCTATGCACCGCGTATCCGACCGAAACGTTTTGTAATATGCCGTCCATGACGTCTTGAAAAACCTCGCTTGCTCTTTCCGAGTTTCCAAATCGAATTGAAGCTCTACCGACTTTTTCTTCTATCCTGGCACTCTCCACGACTCCGACGGGTTGATCGATATCGTGATTAAATAAGACCGGAGCCGAATTATTCAGCCTTCCAAGGCGGATCGATTCGGGTTTGTGGTCTAAGATTTCCGCGCCGAAACTCCTTTCCACAGGAGCTTCGGACGAAAAGGAAATATCTAGTGTTCGCGAATCCTTATCCGCGTTTGATTCCTTGACTTCTAAGATGCGGGTTAATATTCCCGTTTCAATTTTCTTCGTCTGTTCCATTTTCGACCTCGATGGTTTCCGTTGGTGCAGGATTTACCGGACCTGTTAAGTTCAAACCGAGTCCCTCGGCTACGTCTTTTTCAGCAGCAAGCTCGGCAAAAATATCGGTCCATTCTTCACCGGCTTCGCTCGTAATCTTTCCAATCGACGTTACGCCCATTTGGAGCGCCAATTCTTTTGCTTTTAATTCTTTGAGCGGATCGACATAGCTCCATCCGCGACCATGAAAAACAACATCTTCAAACTTAAAAAGTTTGCTCATTGGTAAATTGATTTGGCCCGTCGTTATCCCCATCTTCAGCCAGTTGCGATACACCGGATAACAGAAGCGCGAAATCATGAATTGCTGTAACGTTTTCCAATGCGCTTGATCTTCCTGGACGCCTGCGCGAATCGATGAGTAATTTACGTTCTCAAGATCGTTTGCGAGGGCGTTGTAGGACACTCCGCATCCGTTTGCGGCTCCGCGTAGAACGGCCTTAACAAAATCGGGGAAATTAGTCGTTGGATGTTTAGGATCGAACGCTTCGAATTCCATTCCTGCGGGTAATTGCTGGAACGTCCCAGGCTGGAAATCTGTCAGTAGATTTCCTGCTTCGTCCTCACCGTCTCCGACGTACCCTGCGCCGTCTGGCGATTTAAAAAAACCTATTGCGCTTGCTCCGATGCGAGAAGCTACAAGGCTACTTTCTGTATAATCTGATAATATTTGGAGCGGACGAATCGCAGTATTTAGCCACGGCACTCCTCGACTTTGCGAGGGTCGTTCCTGCATATACAAATGGATCATATCGGACGCAGGGACGCGCTCTGTTTTTACATCGTAGGAATAATCGTAAAGCTGATTCGGCGTTTTGATCGCTTGATAATAGGCGAGCGGTTTTCCAAATTTGTTCTGCTCAACGCCCATGATGATATACTGCTCATCTTTGAGCTTTATATTATGGTCAATAGGTATCGAATCGCCTTCCAAAACCCAAAGCGAAAAGCCAAAAGGATTATCCGCCCCGCCTTTCATCATTCTAATAAATACCTCGCCATCACGCGCCAGCGTTTCCATGATTACGTTCTGAACGCCTATCCAATCTAAACGCCCATCAATGGAAACGTATTCGGGATTCTTTGACCACTCGAAAAACAATCGTTCAAGATAGTTATTGTCAAGCTTGTCCAACGCGCCTTGCTCGTTCCTCGTCTTCGCCTGGAACTTAAATCCGCGTGATCCAATAACGTTTGCCTTGGTTAAATTGATAAACTTTTTTGCGTATTCTGAATTTTGGCAAAGCGATCTTGTCCGCGCTCGCATCGTCGATAACGATCCGCGCAGCTCTTCGTCAGGCGTTGCACTTGTTCCGGTCCATCCTGCAAAGATATTATCGAACTTCGCGCTGTCAAATTGACGCGATAAGTGCAGCATTTGATCCCGCGTTAATTTCTTACGCGACTTCTTTTTTTTGAATATGTTTAAGAGTCCCATTAGTTCTTGAAGCGCGTTAAGATTATCCCGTTATGTCCTTTGCCTTTTTTGGCGCGTTCCAAGCGCTTTTCTTTTAACCATTCGGCCTTGTATCGGTCGCGGAAAAGTAGTAATTCGTCAATGCTCATGCGCGATAGGCTTCGCCCTGCAATCGAATAACTCGATTGATCAACTGAAGCGCGTCCTTCGATAACTGCTTCAATCGCGGTTAATACCTTCCGCGCATGGCTTTGCGGATCGTTCGAGGTATCGGTCGATATATTTTGAACGACTTCCCATTCGCCTGAATCAAGACGTATCCGTTCCGACGATGCGCTTTTGGTAACGTAGAGATTCCATTGGTAAATCCCGATTGTGAAACTCGCAGTCGTTCCATGCGCGATAGAAAACACCCATTCGCCGCTTGAGTCCGATCCGCTAACTGTAAAATTGGTCGATGCGGCTCCGTTTAGGGTCGCTTTATACGCCATTGCATAAGCGCTTGACGGATAGTCATCAACGTATCCCGTTTTTTTCCAGTTCACGGTATCGCCTGCGACGATTGGCGAATCATAAAGCGCCAATGTCGGTTCGATAGTTGGATAATTCGTGGAATCGAATAAATTACTCAAAATCTTCTCTTATGTGATACCCCAGAAACCCAGGATTTTTTGTTCCTGGTTTTCTGTTTTGGGTCTTGTTTTCGCTGATCTTGTAATCGTTTTTGTACCGCATTCGTGTTCACGTTCAGCATTGCGAAGGCCGCGAGGTTCAAAACCGCTAAATCAAGCGCCTCGTTGCGGGGTCGGAGCTTAATATATTCAATTCGCGGAATTCCTTTAGAATATCTTTTAACGGCTTTTTCAGCCGTAAGTTGGTAGCAGAATTCTTCGTCGAAATGGTTGGGAATGTGCCAAAACGCGGGTCCAGGTTCTTTGACTCGCAGTCTTGCAAATAAGACTTCCTTGAGCGTGTTGGTTCCAACCGGAAAAACGTTGCAATTTGCTGAATTTGCTTTTGAAGGTCTTCCGACCGCAGGTCGGCCCGTACCTCCAACGCCTTTCGATGCCGAAACTCTTGAACCGACCATGCGTTTGCAGAAGCGATAGACGGCTTGTGTTTCATAACCGGAGTCGACCAGCGTTTGTATGATGCGCATATCCTTGCCAGACGGATGCGACCACGGAGCGCGTAGATAATCAGCAAGCTCTTCCCATACTTGATCGTTAGCTGGAGAACCGTAAAAGATTTTGTGATCAATGAAATAAAGTTCATCTGCATGGCTATGACCAACGACCAGGCATTCGAGCCGATCCGCCTGAACATCGACGCCGCTGGTGAGTACGAGAACGCCGTCTGGAATTGCGTCTGGATACGTCTCGCGGCGCTCAATGAGCATGTTCGTGTCAACTTGTTCACTATCTTCCTCCCAGGATTCGCTCAAATAGGTATTAACCCACGTTCTTAATATTTCAGGGTGCTTTTTTGCGTTTACAAATTCGGTTGCGGCTTGTGACAACGACACGAAAGGCGAATAGAGTCCGGAGAGGTGAAAGCCCGCCACCCCTGCACAATTCTCAGAAGCTCGCCATTCTCCTTTAGTGATTGCTCGCCTTCGTTCGATATCGGTCCATTTTGAATCACAAGATCCGCATTGATATCTTGCGCTTTGTGTATCCCCGGAATCCCAAATGACATTTGACCAATCAAGAGTTTGAAATTCGCCGCACTCTCCACAAGGCACGAAATAACGGCGCTGATCACTCGTTTCATACGCGGCCTCGATTCGTGATTCACCTTTAATCGTTGGCGTCGATGTTAAAACTATTTTCCGATTCCAGAACGAAACCGCTCGACGTTTTGCAAGCGATACCGGATCGCCCTCGCTTCCGCTTGACGCTGGGAATCGATCCACTTCATCGAGTAGTACCAATCGGCAAGAACGCGCCGCGAGGTTCGCAGGACTTTGCGCGGATGCGAGCGTTATATGTCCACCTGGAAACGTCTTGTGTAATATCGTGTTTCCCGTCGATCTCGATTTCGGATCGCTCACTAATCCCTTCAAAGCTGGCGTGTCGCGGATCATCGGCGCGATCCGGTCGCGACTCATCGACATTGCCATCGCTTCGTTGGGCATCACCGAAAGAATCGGACAAGGGTCGTTCTGAATGTGGTATCCAATCGCGTTTAGGATAGCTTCGGTTTTGCCGACTTGGCTCGCGCTCATCACCACGACTTCCTCGACTTCGGGATCGCTGATCGCGTCCATGATTCCGCGGAGCGGTTCGTTTATCGATGTTTCCCATTGTCCAAACGCGCTTGATGATTCCCTGGATAGCTGTCTTTCGGTATCGGCCCATTCGCTTATCGTCATTTCAGGCGGTGTTGCAAACACCTGAAATGATCGTTCGACTATTTCATCCAGTAGCCGCTGATTTCGCTCTGCGTCTGTTTCGCCCTCGGGCGGCGGTTGCCAATTCGTTAAGGGTTTTGTTAATGGCATTTCGTAATTGATTCGTGCATATCTTCGGGTCTTCCTGAAGCGCCATGATCGGGCCAAGCTTATTCGGTAACGCGGTTAGTTTTGTTTTGATCTTGGCAAATGATCGCTCCCAGGTTTCGACCACGCTTTCGGTTTCGACTAACTGCTGCGCCATTTGGTCCGCGTTCATTTCGGCAAGTCTCGCATCAGCTTGCATCTTCGCGGTTCGCGCTTCGCTAAAATCGATTTTCTTGGGTCGCGAATTTGGTCGCATCAACCAATACCGATCCGCGACTTCAACATCAAATTTATCGCCGATCATCGGAACCTCATATTTGCGCTGCCACGAAATAATATAAGGCGTAGTCACGCCTTTATATCTCGCGTATTCCGATTTAGTCGCTAAATCCTTTTTCGTGTTTTCGCTGTTAGTAACTGTTTTCATTAGCGATTTATCTAGCGATTAATCGCAGCGCGAATAACC